TCGCAATCACTTGAAAGGGGTTCAACAAGTCACGCACATCAGGGTCAACCGCCCGTACCTGTACTGCCATGTCTGCAAAACCAACAACACCCAACGCAGCGTTTAGGCGTGCAAATTGACGCATAGATAAAAGCACACAGGCTTCACGCACATCATCAGGTATGGAAGCCCAACCCCATTCAGCCGTACATTGAACAGTGGGAAAAGACGGTGTCACTTCTTGTGAAAAGGTTTTACCACCAACCATCCTCGCTTGGCGATATGGCCTATTACGCAAAGTCGCATCAGTAGGTTCAAGAATGTAATCTGTTCCCTGCACCAATGTTGTTGCGTAAGTTCCATTACCAGTTGTGTCAGATTTGATTGTCACTGTTGTTGTTGGTAGGTCTGCAGGGAACTTCACTACAAACTCGTTTAATGGGTAAATAGGTATGGCTGTGCTTGCAGTCTTGTAAAACCACCTACCGCAATAACCATCAATACGGCGAGACGCACCCTCAATGGAGTTCTCCAGCAGTGTGTCATCAACAGAATCTGAAAGTCGCAGTGCAGCCTTCAACTCTGCAAGCGTGCAATAACCGTTTGTAATAGCCACAATTTATCCTTTACGCTTTTTTGCTGCCTTCACAATAGCGCGTTCAACAGTTGGTGCTAAGGATGCTGTTTCAATTTCTGCTGCATCCATGTATTTGTGGTCAAAATCAAGTTCACGCAACGCAGCGTCAACGGCTGCAACACGATCTTTGAGTCCTCTTTTTTCGTAACCTGCACGCTCTGAAAGTAGTGCCTCAATTTGTTTGTTCATAGTTACTCCATAAATGTAAAAGGGTTGCTGACACCCCGAAGGATATCAGCAACCCAATCACGATCTGACTTTTAATCAAACTAGAAAGTTGGTGTAACTAAACCAGTTCCGTTGATTTGTGCCCATGCGTTTGCGTAACGGTTTGCTGTGAAGGCACTGTATCCGTACACAATCATTTGAACATCAAGTTCACTGCCCTTTGGTTGTTCAAAGCGGAGCATCATTGGCTCGCCCGAACCTTGTTCCCACAGGTGCAACTCTTGCGAGTTACCGATGTAAATGGTGTCTTGGTTAGTGCTTGCACCTTCCACAACGCTTACGGTTGCATCAGTGAAGACAGGCAATCCAAGAATGCTGTAACCACTGTTTCCGTACACAGGTGCGCCATTGCCTGAAGCCATTGCAGGCTGACCATTGAAGTTAGGCACTGGAACTGCCAGTGGTCGCTTCTGATCATCTAGTGCACCCAAGATAAATGCTAAACGGCGAGGGTGCATGATGATCACATTCGGACCAGCAAAGAAGTTTGTCTGAACTTTCTGAATGGCATCAACAAGTTTCGGATACATTTCTGGAACTGTTGGTGAAGCATCAGTGTAAGTAACTGTTTGTCCTGCAGATGCAAGAAGTTCTGCAACAACAGCAGTGTTCAAGACCGTGTGGTATGACGAAACAAGATCGGCCATTACTAGCGAATCAATGTTTGTGCCACGCTCCAAGGCTTGACGGGAAACATTTTGCATACCTGCAAATGTTTTAACAGTCAAATCAAGTTTCGTGTCATCCATGTTGGTTTCTTGAACGGCTGCGCCTTCAGTCTGAAGTGCTGCTGCTGAACCTGTTGTCACTTTGCTAATTGAAAGTGTCAAGCCTTCGTTTGGAAGTTGATGCTTGCGAGCGAGGTCTGCTGTAACGCGACCTGCACGAGCGAAAGGTGCAGCAAGATCCGTCAAGAACTGCGGAACTACCAATCCTGCAAAGTTTGCTGAAGTGACATCGCGACGCTCAATTTGCTCTTCTTGCATGTGTCGTGCGAGACGAGACTGTGCAGCGAAGTCATTGTTGAACTGTGCTGAGTACGCATCCTTCAAGAAAGATGTTTGTGCTTGTGGCGCGTAAGTGCGTGCCTCTGATTTGACAACAGTGCTTGCAACTGCCACATCAAACTTCTTTTCTTTGCGGAGTTCTGCTGCTTCTGCTGAACGCTTTTCAAGTTCGGTATGAGTCTTGATTTGCTCATCCAATGAACGAACCTCATCAAGTGATGCAGCAATTTCAGCATCTTGCTCTGACGAAAGTTCACGGGCATCGGTTTGTGCTGCTGCAACAATGGCTTCTGCCTTTGCTAGTGCAGCGTCACGCTTTTCTGTAAGTGTGTTACTAAATGACATTATGACCTCCAATGGTCAAATCGGTTTATGGTTTGACGAGTGTTAGAGGTAGTGACCCGTTCTAGGGTCGGCTGACTAACGGCTTCGGTACTTCTGTAATGCAATTTCGTTTTTACGCAAAAGCACGCCAGTAGTAACGGGAACTGTAACACAGGTATTTTTACTGCGCAACTCTGCCACAGTTTCTTCATAAGCAGGGAAGGTCACAACCGAAACATCAAACAACTGCACCTCACGCAACTCCCTTACACTGCGGTCATTGTTCCAGTTATCTTTCACTGTGCGGAAGGCAAAACTCATTTGTGACAGATCGCCACGCTTCATCGCAGACATAATCCGTGCAGCGTCAGGGTTCATCGGGTCAAGTTTGGCTTCCATACGCAAACCACGCTCATCTTCAACCAATGTCATTGTTCCAGATTTTGTCCGTGCCAGTGGTACACCTTCGTGATCAACAAGCAAACGGACATCTGCACCATCGTTCAAAGTTTTAGAAAATGCGCCACGCTTTACATACTCAATAAATGGCATTGGCTCTGACGGTGAATCCCAAATTGCTGCGTAACCAACAATCGTGTTGCCGTCTGACTCTGCACGCAACTCTAAATTAGAATACGCAATACTGCGCTTCTCATTGATGTCTGTTGCCACCCATTGCATCGTGTCGGTCATAATTTGCCAATCATACTGGTTTACTGAGTTACTTTCAACAGCGTCTAATCTTTCAACAATACCGTAAGCATAATCCATTGTCCTTTGCGCTTCAGTTTTAGTTGAGCCACCACCCCAAAGTAACATCGCTACAAGGCCAGCAGTGATCTCTTCGCCTTCAACCGCATCTAGGTCGCTCATGTGCCGTGCAATCCAAGCACCGATCTTGCGCCACTTTTCTTCTGTAACAACACCTGCAACCATCTTGCGTGCATCTTCAACTGTTTGTGGCTTTAGCCCATCACCGCTTAAACCTTCTTCATGTAACTTCAATCCGCGTTTAGCGTTATCTTGCATAAAGGCAGGTGGGTCAAGATTTACAGCCCTGTATTCCTCATCGTCTTTCATTTCACTGATGTCCATAGGCTCATCTTCTTCATCAGACTGATAAGCCATCTTTGCAGCCATCAAAAGATTCATTGCTTCATCAATCGCAGAAACCATACCCTCGTTCCTGTAACTGTTTTCATCTGTCATAACGGCTTCAACTTATCAACGCCAGTCGTGACAAGTTTTCCGCCTTGTGCCTGTGTCGGACTGTAAAAAACATCACCACCGATGTAAGGTTCTTTGTTCTCTTGTTGTCTTGCTTCGTTTGGTGACAGTGTTCCAGATTCAATCTGTATGCGCTGTGCGTTTACCCGTGTTGTCAAGTCTGCACGCTGAAACTCATCTGCATTGAATCTTACCTTTTGTGTTACAGGAAGCATCTCGCTGATCGCATCTTCAATCCTGCGCATCCAAGGCAGAAGGGTGTAACGCACAAAGTTGATTCCAGCCATTTCAACATTTTGATAAGTTTGTGAATCACCGCCACTGCCAACAATCAAATGCAATGGAATGCGATAAGCGCGTGCGATATCCCTGATGATTGATTCACGATGTTCAATCATTTGCATGTCTGCTGCGCTTGTTGTGATTGAACGCCACTTCAATCCATTTGTTAAAACGGCAGGCCTACGCCTTTTATGGTGCGCATCTTCCCAAGAGTCACGCAGTATAGAAGCCTGTTCAGGTGTCAAGGATGAATCTGATTCAAGTACGGAAGAAGGTGTTGCACCCTCCCCGTAAAACTGTGCCAAGAACCTATCCATAGCAATGCCCATACCGATTGTGTTGCGCTGTACTTCTAAAGGTGACAAACCTTTCTTCTGGTTAGGGAAGATAACCCAATGCAGAGCGCGAACTTCATTTAACGAATATTTCTCATTACCAATTTGATATGCCATCTCACCAGTATCGGTTTGCATCAAACCCTTCACCTGTAGCGGATGAATGTTGCGCATCTCTGCAGGTAGTTCACCTGCGTTGCTAGGTGCCCAAATATACGCAGAGCCATGTAAAGCCATCATGCAAACAAGTTGGTGTATAAATTCAAATGTCGTTTGTGTTTCGTTTGGCTTGATCAAAACAGAAGGTGTAGGTAACTTTTCTGTTCTTCCACCCTTGTCCGTCATCAACTCCAAAGGCATCACAGCAATACAGTCTGCAAGAATAGTTACTGCAGCCATCACCGCCGAAGAAGCAAAAGCATTTGTTTCATTAACAATTTCACCGCTGTAGTTTGCAAAGTATGGGCGTGAAGTGATTTGATAAGGGTCTATAGATGTTGAAAGAGCGCGCTGCTCAGTTTTTCGCCAAATACTCACGCTAAGAAACCACCTGTCATTATCAATAGAACCCCCAAAACAATAACACCAATCGGAATAGAAAAAGAACCTATGCCGAGAACGACAAAGAAGCCACCAAGAACTTCTAAAGCGGTTGTAACTACCTTGCGGTTCAATAACTTTTTCATATCCCTCATTCCCAAATATTCAATATGTTGGGTGTTGTGTCTGGAGGTGGTCTTCTAGTTGCGCGATCTACTGCCATCACCATAGCAATACACGCATCTATTT